TATTTCCGTGAGAAAATGTTAGAACTTGGTTCGCATGAATATGAAGACTGTCGTTATAATTTTGTTGAACATCGTAGACGTAATCACGAGCATCCAATGTGGCAAAAACTTTGGAATGGTGTATCAGAATCTATGTGGACTAGTCAAGAATGGTATGATTACTGTGAAGATAAACTTGGTCATGAAGAATTAATGAAATATCATCCAGAAGCAAATGCTTCTTCACTGGAGGGATTCTTTTAATGTGTAGCGTCATTGGTGCCCTAATACAGAATCCTACACCAAAGGATTTTGAAATCATCAGAAATATTTTTGTTGAGTCAAAGATTCGTGGTATGCATGCAACTGGAATGTCGGTTATCGTAAAAGATAAAGTTCTTACATTTAAAGAACCAGTACCAGCGGATCAATTCAGAAAGTTAGATAATTTAGAGGAGATGGTTAATGATGACGGTAATCTTTACCTTATTGGTCATTGTAGATATAGCACTAGCGATTTACTGTATAACCAACCGATAGCAAACGAAGAACATTCTATTGTTCATAATGGGGTTATCACTCAAGAACTAGCAGAGAACTGGGATAAGATATTTAATTACAAATGCGAAACTAAGAATGATTCTGAATTAGTTTTACACTCGGAATCACCACTAGAAGAATATCAAGATGCATCAATGGCAGTTTGTGAATTATCTTCTGAAAAGAAATTACTAGCATATCGCAATGGTAAACGTCCATTATATTTGACTTCTCTATCAAATGGTATTATAATTACTTCTACTGCTGATATACCAAAACGTGCAGGTATTAGAATTCCAGCTGTTGAAGTACCAATGAATACATATATTACATTTGATGGGGATATGACTATGACTGTTGATGTTGTAAAATCTAATAATAATGATTTACAGAAAGTAGATTATGAAATATCCAACTGATAAATTTACATATGGTATGGAAATAGAGTGGGGTGATGTTCCTCGCTCTTTTTCAATTCCAGATAATCTCGGCACATGGGAGTATTCAGAACGAGATATTATTAACTTAAGAGATCCTTACAAATATGTTTGCGCTGACCCACTTGGTGAAACTCCTCCAGTCGGTGGGGAAATTAATACTAAACCGACTAGAACTTGGCAAGAACAAGTTGACAGGTATTTTGAACTTGAAGAACTATTTAAATCTATCGGTTCTCCACCTACTGTTGGCGCAACTGCTCATACTCATATTCATTGTCGTGTTCCTGGGCTACGTGATGACATCGATGCATTAAAGCGTTTGACGAAATATATTAAAGAAAATCAAACAACAACTATTGACAGAGTTTATGGTTTTTTTGACCATAATCAAATGAGAGGTGCTAAAGGTTCTAAAATGTATTTGAAGTTTGATGGTGGTCGAGCACTACCAGATTACATGAGCGATAATATTATCAATCTAGCAACAGACTTTCCTTCATTTATTAAGATGCACGCTGCAGGCAAAGATGGCGTATCAATGGGTCGCCCATTCCGTTATGCTATTAACATGTATGCGTTAAAACATATTGATACTGTAGAGTTTAGATTATTCCGTGGTACACTAGATAGAACTGAACTTGAATCATGTTTCCGTTTTGTTCAAGACTTCCTTGATGCTGCATTAAATGATGGACCATGCGTTGATGATTTATTTGCTTTGAATAATTATAAATTCCCTTCAATGATTTGGGATCTTAATCAGTTCCTTGGTTGGGAGAAAACTAAGCATCCAGAAGATCGTGGAGAAAAGGTAAGAACTTATGTTGAAGTTGTCTAAGTGTTCACGTGCTGATTTTATTTCAGCAATAAACCCTGACAAAGAAGATAACTTCGCCAAGACATTTGTTGCCAAAGCAGATATGCAAGACCAATGGGATTATTGTATTGGCGCATTCGATGGTAATGATTTAACTGCTGCAATTATTACCACAATCTCAAAAACCAAACCTCATGTTGCCAACCTTCAACTCTTGCACACTTTCGTAAAACATAGGGGTAAAGGTTCGGCTCGATTACTCTGTGAGGATTCGTTAAAACGAGCCAGAACGAATGGTGCAACTTACTTCAGGGTATCCTCTGAGAAGTCTGCAGTGGGCTTCTACGAGCGTCTGGGGTTTAAGTTTTGGGGAGCCCAAAAGAGCGGATGCTCTCTATCAGTGTTTAGAATAGGGGGAGATACCTTCTTAGAGGGCGACTACGACCTCTCCGATACGACTATCAATAAAGCGGTCAACCGAAAGGGTAAGGGGGGATGTACGGCTCTCTACGACCTTGCAAACACCCAAATAAGGGTTAAAGTAGACGATTTTTAAGTCAAATTTCGCTTTACTTTAATTGTGAAATAAGGTATAATATATTATGGATTATAGACTCCCAGAGAACAATAGAGAAGCATTTATACGCTGGTACGCATGGTCATTAAAATATGATGATTGCGATCCAGCAGTTTGGACTACAAATTATCTCAATAAGCGATACGAGCATAATGATGAACAACGTCTTTGGCTTGCTTGGTTATATGGCAATACTTATCAACTCCCAACTGCATGGATATTGATGAATGAATTTCCTGATTATGAATTAGCAACAGTTGATAGAATTACTCAGTGGAACTCTACAAATTATAAACGACTAAGATATCAAACAGATACAAAATGGAACAAGGGGCATCTTCCAGCAATGTTTGCCTCATATCAGCAGTTTATTGGTAATAAAACACAACGAGAAAGATTGGAAGGATTTTATGGATTCAATGAAGAGGACAACTTTAATAATTTGTGGGAAAGCGTTAAGTCTGGGTTGCATAAGTTTGGTCGCTATTCCACTTGGTTTTATCTTCAGCATCTTAAGCATACCGCTGGTATTCGTATTAGTCCTACTAGTCTCATGCTGGATGATTTTGATGGCTCTCGTTCTCATCGTAATGGATTACTTTGCGCCCTTGGCAGATATAACGATATGGATAGAAAACTCACTGCTCAAGAGTATCAAACTCTTGAGTCACAAGCCAAGTATATTCTTACCGAAACAAAGGATAGATTCCCAGATTTGGAAAGGCAAATAGATTTCTTTACAATGGAAACCTGTTTGTGTTCATTCAAGAAAATCTTTCGTGCTCATCATGGACGTTATCTTGGTTACTACCTTGATAGACAAGCTGAAGAAATAATCAAAGCTGAGAGTGATGGATGGTATGGTATTGATTGGGATGTTTTATGGGACGCAAGAAATGAAACTATTGATTTCCGTCTAGATCATAAACGTGGTATTGATAAAGAAAAGTTTTCTTCTTTTATGAATTCAGGTAAAATGGAAAACTTAGAATGGATGTTTGATGATGAAGAACCTATGTTAATTGGATTGGAGAATTTTTAATGAATGATACTATAACACTTACAAATGCTGGCGGAATTTCAAGTAATATTGGCGCAGGAACATATCCTCTTGTTGGTAATGGTGGCGCAGGTTTAACTACCACAATTAGCAATGGTGCTTATAATAACAAACCTTCTGTTGATGCTATCATTGATCGCTATGCTTTAAATGAGTTTATAGTTGAGCATCGTGTTCAAGAACAAGAACTACTTAAACTTAAAGAACAGAACGTAGATTACGCTGATACTATTAAAGAAAACATGGCTAAGAATCTATCACGTGATATAATTAAGAAAGTAACCTTCACCAAGAAACTAGAACACGATACCTTTGTTCATTCTTTCCGTGGACGTTGCTGGGTCTTTACTAAAGAAGAATTAACAAATATGATTCAGGAGATTAAAAATGGCATTTGATGAAAAGGTAGGTGTAATTGATACTATCAATGTAGAAAGAGTAACCAATCCAGTTAAGACTAGAAAGATTATAGCAGTAGGTGGATCTCCTGGAACTGGCAAAACTACATTATTTCGTAAATTTATGGAAGATAAAACTTGGTTAGAAGTTTCACCTGCTAAACTAGTCAACGCCAGTTATAATACTGAGCGAGATCTTTATATTATTGGTAAATACGAAGAGGGTGAAACCTTTGCTGGAACTGACCGACTTTCTATGGCGGTTCAACCACCACTCCAAGAATGGATCGCTTCTCATAACTGTAATATCCTATTTGAGGGGGATCGGGTTTTTAACCAATCTTTCTTAGAGTTCTGTATGGGACTCCCAAATACCCAATTAGAAGTCGTATTTTTAAAGGCTCCAAAAAATATTTTAGAAGAACGCTATAGAGAGCGTGGATCTGACCAATCTGATCAATTCCTAAAAGGTAGGGAAACTAAATATAGTAACCTGATGTCTAATTTTGACTTGATGCCCTATATTACTGAGTTTGCGAACACTAACTTAGAGGAGCAACAGAAGGTACTTGCTTTTTTGGAGAAGCACTTTATTAGTTAAGCAAGCATCTTCTAGGGATATGACTTACCTAGAGAACGCTAATTTTGACTGGATGGATTTACTCAATTTCTATGAGCGTCCATTTAGAGCTAAACTCAACCCATCAAAAGTATGGGTAGATCTAGATTCCTATAAAAATGATCCTATCGGGTTATCAAATTATGTTAGAAAATGGCGCACTAAGATTCAGTGGTGTCGTGAAAAGTCTAAAGCAAAATGGACTGAGCACTATGTGGCAATTGGTGGTGAGTATAATACAGAAGGACGCCAGATAACCCTTCAAATCTATACACAAAAATATAGCATATTCCCATTCACCGATAAGTCTTGGGCAGGATTTAAGTTTCGTTTAATACAGACTTTAATGCATGAGATAATCCACTTTATGCAATATGATAGAAGGGGCGATGAGTGGAGTAACTATGTTGTTCCATATAAAAAAGTCGGAATAGCCAAAAAAGACGAACAGAGAGCATATCTCTCTGAGTTTGATGAGATACAAGCATATGCGCATTGTGTGTATCTAGACTTTAAAATGCGTAGACCAAATGTAGATATCGACATCCTGTTGAATCGTTATACACACAAACGAGATTCTTCTACACTTCACTATTTCTTAAAGACGTTTGATTATGATTTAAGAAACAACATAGCAACCAGAAAAATTATAGACCAAATAGGTAAATGGGATCGTAAATATAATCGTATAACTTAAATCCATTTCGTTATAAATAAACATATAACTACTTAATTAATGGATTAAATGAAAGATTATAGACAACTAATCAAAGAATTACCGAGTAAAACGATAGTTCTCGCCTGTAGTAAGTTTAACCCTCCGACTATCGGACACGAACTTCTTATAAAGGCTGTCAAATCTCTAGCTGAGCAGAAGAATGCTAGCTACGCCATTTATGCGTCCGATATAAGCGACGCTAAAAAGAATCCCTTAATAGTAGAAAAGAAAATACAGTATTTAAACCTGTTGTTTCCGAACACCAGTTTTTCTACATATTCAGATAATATTAATGAAGTAGTCGCTAAGTTAAAAGAAACCTACCGTAATGTTATTGTCGTTACTAGTGCAGATAAAGTAACCTCATTAAAGAAGTCTTTGAAAGAAGCTACAGTAATTTCAGCTATGGATACAGATCCTGATACTGAAGAAGCTACTCGTAATTTTGCAGTTAAAGGTTTATACGAAGAGTTTAAAAAGAATTTACCATCAGCTATCCGTGATATTGATTCTCGTAGATTGATGAATGATTTGAGAGTTGGTTCTGGAGTTGAACCAGTTAAAGAAGAAATTAAATTAGTTAAAGACGAACTACGTGAACAATATTTCCGTGGTGAGATTTTTAATGTTGGTGAAACAGTAGAAGCCGAAGGACAACAATATGAGATTGTTAAGCGTGGCTCTAATCACCTATTACTAAAAGAATCTACTGGTAAATTAGTAAGTAAGTGGATTCAAAATGTTAAATTAGTAGAGAAGAAAGTAGAGAAGAAAAAATTAAAATCTTTTAAATCTACTGTTAAAGATAATCAACCAAATGGTTTAGAAAATGTTGATTATAAATTACCGTATGATCCAATGAGTAGTTCAAATGCTGTCGTTTAAACAATATGTTTCTAATAGAGAAGCAATTGATGAAGAAACTATTTCTCAAAGACAACATTCTAAATTTAGATTAAGAACTAGTCAAAGAAAACGTAGTTTTAAAGCAGGTATAGCAAGACATACAGTTGCTAGTGGTAAAAAAGCAGCAAGTCGTGCCAGAAGAATGGCAATACGAATGATAAAGAAACGAATGTTACGTGGTAGAAAGTTACGTAATCTAGCACCAGATGAAAAAGCAAGTATTGAAAAGCGTATGAAAACTAAAATGGCTCAGGTTAAACAAATGGCAAAAAGTTTAATACCAACTATTAGAAGAATTGAAAAATCAAGATTAACCCATGGGTCAGTTTCTCGTGGTAAAAATAGGAAAGTATTTTAAAATGGATGAATTAATAGCAGCACTTAAAGTTCTTCAAGCAAATGCAACTGTTATGTATTATAAAGTACATCAGTTTCATTGGAACGTAGAAGGTATCTTATTTACTCAATATCACGAATTCTTTGGTGATCTGTATGAAGACATTTATAATTCAATTGACCCAATCGCTGAGAATCAACGTAAATTGGGTGCTTATGCTCCAGTAAGTCTTGATGAGTTGTTTAAATTCAAAACATTAAAAGAAGAAACTACAAAAGTAGAATTACTTGCTGATATTCTAGCTTCTCTTATTGAAGCTAATAACGAAGTGCTTATCAGCCTAAATAATGTGTTCGATCTAGCTACTAAACATAAGAAACAAGGTATTGCTAACTTTGTTGCTGATAGAATTGATACTCACGAAAAGCATGGCTGGTGGTTGCGTGCTTCTGCAAAGAAAATAGGATAATATGAAATCGTTTCAATCATACTTAAAAGAAGCTGCTGAAGAAGGCGCAAAACTTAAACACATTACTCATCCAGAAGATCGTCCATTAATGCATGGACATGAAGGATTTGAGCATGCTCATGGTGCTTTAATGCACGCACATGAGCATATGAAAGCTGGTAAGAATAACGCAAATCTTACAACTAAGTATGATGGTTCTCCTGCTGTAGTTTTCGGTACACACCCTAAGAATAAAAAATTCTTTGTTGCTTCTAAATCTGCATTCAATAAAGAACCAAAGATTAATCATACTGATGCTGACATCGATAAGAATCATGGTCATGCTCCAGGTCTTGCTGCTAAATTAAAAGCAGCACTACACCACTTACCTAAAGTTACACCAAAGGGTAAAGTATATCAGGGTGATATTATGCACTCTGAAGGTGATGTTAAACACGATAAGAAAACAGGCAAAGCATCCTTTACTCCTAACACTATTACCTATACTGCTTCTGGCGATGAAGCTAAGAAAGCTACAAAAGCAAAAGTAGGTGTTGCTGTTCATACTCAATATCATGGTAAAGATATTGCGTCTCTATCTGCTCACCACGAAGTTAATCATCATGAATTTGGTCAGCATCCTGACGTACATCACCACGATGCCAGCTATGATACTAAATCTGTAAATCATTCTCAAGCTAACCAAGATGAGTTCCATAAGCATATGGCTGCAGCAAAAGCAGTTCATGACACTCATGGTGATAAAATGTATAAAGCTATTCACCCTGCGCATAGTGGTGAACATGGTCACTTAGCCACTTACATTAATTCAACTGTTAGAAATAATACTACTCCAAACGTAAAAGATTTTAAAGCTCATCTTGAAGCACATCATGCTAAGCAAGTTGCTGGTGTTAAAACTGAGAAAGCGCAAAACGCTAAACGTGAAAAAGGTAATGAAGAAATCTCTCACGTTGAGAAGAATAAAGCGCATTATGAGAATGTATTAACTGCTCATAATCATCTAGCAGCTGCAAAGAATATACTAGTAAAATCTCTAGAAAGTGGTCATAGTAATTATGAACACCATATCGAAGGTAAAGAATCTAAACCAGAAGGATTTGTTATTAACCATGAACACAATGGTAAAACAGAACCTTCTAAACTTGTGAACCGAGCTGAGTTCGCCAGATCAAACTTGTTAAAGGTAAGAAAATGAAATCATTTAAAACTTTTGTGATTGAAGAAATCTATTTTCCAGAGACTTTATTAGAAGCTAAAGATGATGCTACCAAAGCTGGTGGTGTATCAAATAATACTAAAGGTGTTCTTCACGAACTATTAGTTGGTAAGCATTTAAATGGCGGAAATCATATGCCCACACATGAAAATGCTGAGGGTGAAACCCCCGAACAAGCGCACGATCGCTTAAAGAAACAAATTCACCCAGACGACTATAAAAAGATTCACGCTAAAGCTAAATCCGCTGCAGAAGATATTAAAGCAAATCATGCTAAAACTCATCCAGGGCATGTAATCCATGCAGTTCATTGGACATCAAAGGCTGGAGATACTGAAAAGGTTACTGGAGTTAAGGCTGCTCAAAGTGGTAAAGATTCAGATTCATCCGATGTGTATTTTTCTTCACACCATCCTAGTAAACCTAAAGTTGTAGTTCACCATGGGGTTAGTTTAAAGGTTAGTGATAATTCTAGTAAGAATGTTCCATCATCAAGTCTTGGTATGGAATCTAGTGGGTCTAAAGCAAAAGATTTATTTAAAGAACATCAGAAAAAAGTGCATGAAATCGCTCCAGGATTAAAAGATGTTAAAAAGGAAGCTCATCATAAAGATATTAAAGATGCTCGTAAAGAATGGGCTCAGAAAAATCCTGAACTTCATAATAAAATTAAAGCAGAAAATAAAAAACTATTGGTTAATGTTGCTCACCATCACGCTGCTGAATTACAAACCCATTTAAATAACGGAAATCATGAACACGTAATTAATCATATCCGTAATATTCTTGCTGCTAGACATACTCCTGCAGTTGAAGCTAAGAAAGCAACTTTTCAGAAACATACAACTTTTGAAACTTCTAAAGGTGTTCAGCATCATACGTCAGATCCAGGTCATGATTATGAACATATTCTAAAAGATCACAAGAATATTAAAGTACAAGCAAAAGGTGGCTCAGTTCATTTTACTCACACAGATCCTAAGACTGGTAAAGAAACTAAATTTGCTTCTCAAGCACACAAGTTTGATTCACAAAGCGATCCATTAAGCACTATTAAGAGCGCAGGTAAGGCTGTATAAAATGTTATCATTTAAAGAATACCTTGCAGAAGCTGCAGTTGATGCCAAAGGATATAAGTCATCTACTGGTGGATTAACACAGAAAGGTGTTGATGCATATAATAGAAAGACTGGTGGTCATCTAAAGATGGCAGTTACTACACCACCATCTAAATTAAAAGCTGGAAGTAAAGCTGCGAATCGTCGTAAGTCTTTCTGTGCACGAATGGGTGGTATGGAAGGTGCAATGAAAAAACCAAATGGCGAGCCAACTCGTAAAGCACTAGCATTAAGAAAATGGAATTGCTAAAATGATTAACTATAAAGATCTTCAAGAGAAAGGTATCTGTTGGACTGGATACAAACGTAAAAAAGGTACTAAACCTTATGAAGATGGCAGCTGTGTGAAAGAAGAATCAGAAAAGCACCACGCTATCGCATTTGGTCGTATGAATCCAATTACGTCAGGTCACGAAGCAGTAGTTAATAAACTACATTCAGTAGCAAAAGAACATGGTGCATCACATAACCTTATTGTTTCTCATAGCCAAGATGCTAAGAAAAACCCATTAAGTGCTGCTCAAAAAGTTACACATGCTAAGAATGCATTCCCTGGAACTAAGGTAACTGCTGCTAGTAAAGAAACACCGACTATTCTTCACCATGCTGCTGCAGCCCATGCTGCTGGTGTAACTCATTTACATGTAATAGCTGGTTCTGACCGCCACGAAGAGATGCATAATCTGCTTAATAAATATAATGGTCAGAATGCTGCTCATGGTCACTATAATTTTAAAAAGATTACTGTTCATTCTTCTGGTGAACGTGATCCAGACGCAGAAGGTACGACAGGTATATCAGCAAGTAAAATGCGTGAGCACGCTGCTGCTGGTAATAAGAAAGAATTTCATAAAGGTGCACCATCTAAAATGAAACCAGAACACAAAGACGCAATGTATAACGATGTGCGTAAAGGTATGGGAATTAATGAAGATATTTATACATCTGAATATAAAATCAAAACTTGGGTAGATCCAGTTACTGGTGAAACTAAAACAAGAAAAATTAGACCACATAGAATTGACTTTAAAAATAGTAGAATGGGTGCTACTCCAAGTCAACCAGCAGTTAAAGAACAAGCTCCAGTTGCTCCAGTTCCAAATAAGAAATATATTAAAGGAACTCCAGAGCACAAAGCATATAAAGCAACTAAGAAACCAATCAATGGTATGCCAACTAATCAGTGTAAAGAAGAAACTATGGATCAACAAGCCGATCGTAAAATGCAATTAAAGCGTTTCAAAGACCAAATGACTAAAGCAAATGGACCACAGGTAGATACTGAGATCCCTCTAGATAAAAAAGAAAAAGACGTAATGCTTGGTAAAATTAAAGTAAAGAAAACTCCTACTGGTTTAAGTAAAGAAGATAAACAAGAACTACATGATGTTAATGAAGTCTTACGTCCAGAAATGGGTGCAAGCACTTACATTAATGACTTTATTAAATCTACAAACCCACGTTTTAATAATAAGTCTAAAGAAGAACGTCGCAAAATGGCTATTGGTGCTTACATGGCTGCCAAAGCACGTGGTGTTCAAGAAGCTCGTGGTTTAGCTGGCAAATATTACAGCATTGCGCAAGATCGTAAAGAAACTGCAGATCAGAACAAAGGTAATCATGAAACTTATCATACCCATATGGGTGATTATCATGATCATATGAGCCGTTACCATGAAGAACTAGGTCAACATTCTCATGCGCAAGCCCATGCTGATAAAGCAGAGATTCATCATGAGAAATCAATGCAGCGAAGAAAGGCTGTTAAAGAAGGTACTATGCAAGCAAATGGTACTGATAAGATTGATACTCAAACTTCTGCTCCAACAGCTTCAACTGTAAAAGATACTACTCAAGGTAAAAAGATTAAAGGATTTAAATTCTTTAATGGAGCATCAGAACAAATGAAAGAATCTGCATTACAAAAGTTTAGAGCAGAAGCCGATGCTCGTGCAAAGAAACACGATGAGATCGAAGCTAAACGTAAGAAAGCAGCTGAAGAAGGTAAAGAAAATATGTCCGCAGCCATTACTGCTTTATCTAAACAAGTTGCAGAAGGCTGGCATGAAAAACCTGCTTCAGCATATCGTCGTCCAGCAGATCATCACTATCAAGTTACTTACTATGATAAATCTGGTAAAGCTAGTGATTCATCAAAGCGTTTTGCAGAAAAAGAAAAAGCAGAAGCCCATGCAGACAAAGGGAATGCTATTGATAAGGTTGGTGGATCATACAGAGTTCACAGAGTTGGTTCTCCAATTGATGAAGCATCTGTTCCACAAAAAGGTGTTAATGTAGATAACGTAAATGCTGCTGGTCAAGAACCTCATGAAGAAAAGTGGGAACCAGTTAAGAAAAAAGTAACTAAAATTAAAAAAGAGGAAACTATGAAATCATATAAAGAGTTTTTACAAGCGTTAGATGAAAAATTAATTGGGAAACAAAAGAAATTAGATAAGAATCATAATAATAAATTAGATTCTGAAGATTTCGCAATGCTTCGTAAAGAAGAAGTTGAATCGATTGAAGAACTTTCTAAGAAAACTTTAGGTAAATATATCAACAAAGCTGCATCGTCATCATCTGAATCTGGTAGAAAATTTGGTGTGTCACAGGAACAAGATGGTGGTGAAGATGAACTTGGTAGCGGTGATGATTATCATTTATCCACAATGAATAAACGTCAGCAAGGCATCAAAGCTGCAGTTAAAAAATTAACTAAAGAAGAATATATAGATGAAGTTAAAATGGCGGATCTACCTTCACGTAAGATCCAAGGTAAATCTTATGGCGCAGATTACACTGATCCAGAAGGTGCTGATGACGCTGATGATAAAAAACCAGCTAAAGCTGCAGGTCGCAAACTCGGCCAGAGCATCGGCACTTATAAACGTCGTCAGCCAAAAGCTGCGTGTTAATAAATAAACAAGTCCAAATTCAAGGAGAATAAAATGGCACTATGGGGAAATAAGGACGCTGTTGCTATCACTGGCACAACTGTCAGCGTCACTAATGGTTCTAAAGCTGTAACTGGCTCTGGAACTACGTTTTTAACAGATTTACAAGTTGGTTCTATTGTAGAAATTACTTCTGGCACAACTGCCAAAAGTCGTGTTGCTGCAATCACTTCAGATACTGCATTAACATTATCCGATAACTTTCCTGGCACTACTGCTGCTTCGTTGGCAATTGCTAACGTGAAAAAGCAACTAATGCCTAAGAATGTATATCGTCAATCTGCTGGTGGTACTGCTGGTACTCGTGGTGCTACTAACCTAGCAACTGTAGTTGGTGTTGATATTACTGAAGCACAAGCTACATCAAACCGTGCCAAGGGTATTAAGATTCCAGGTTGGACGCAGTTTAAGACATATACTGACGCACAAGGTAATACTCGTCGTAAAGTGGTAGTTCTTGTTGCTGGTAATGGCTTTACTCAAGCAACTATGTCTGATGCTACTGATGATACTATCGTTAACGATCGTTCAATTACTATCGGTACTCAACCTGCTACCGTTACTGGTGCAGCTGCCACATACACTGGTACATTCGCTGTAGCAGCAACTGTTACTAATACTGGTTCATTGACTTACAACTGGCAAGTATCTACTAACAGCGGATCTACTTGGGCTAATGCATCAGGTGGTGTTTACTCAGGTAACACAACTAATACATTGACTCTAACTAATGCTGCTAAAGCAACTTATAACAACTATCAATTCCGTTGCCAAGTAAGTGCAGCTGGTGCTGATACTGTAACAAGTACTGCTGCTACTCTAGTATACGCTTAATAAATAGTTATGTGGATGGGAGAATTGTTCTCCCATCATTTTGAGAGATATGATGTCTGGTATGAATGAACAATTAAATGAGTCCAATTTTCTAATCTATGCAATGCATCATTATGACAATACGCAATGTTATAGTCTAGCTGAATTTGAAGATGATCTAAAGAAATTTTTATATTTAAAGAAATTAATTTCGAGATATAAGAATAATGAAGATCTAAAAGAAAGATTAATACTTAATCATATAATTGTCCTTTATAATCTATTTGGTGAAGCAACTACGAATATGTTGTTTTATAAAGTAGATAAATGTTGTTGGGATATTCTAGTAACATTTTTAGTATATCTTAACAGAATGCCAGAACAACTTCCAGAATATGGAATATTATTATCAGAAGTAATATTAGATGAGAATGTTATCTCAACGCTAAGGAAAATCTAATGAGTCGTATTATAGATAACGCAATAGCATTTAAAGTATTGCATATGATGGTTACAAACTTTACTGATACTGAAGCATTTAAGCTCGGTATTATTGATGCACATGGTAACACTATAAGAAAATCAGTTCATTTTACATCTGACGCTGAGCGTAACGCATTTGATTATTTGACTCGTTTAGTTTTTAATATGAAAAAAATCATCAATAAAATTGGTGGCGAAAACAAATTAAAAAGTATGGCTGCAGCATTATGGTTGATTAGAGAGAATTATAAAAGTGGAGCAAGAACCACTTCGCAGTTAGAAGTTAAATTTAAGAAACTAATGGAAACTGATATCCATTTAGTTGAAGAAGAGATTATAGTTGGTAGATTCTTAAAAGAAGATGGTGTAGCTGCTATTGGCGGTGCACCAGCTAATAATACTTCTGGTGCAGTGGCAACACAAGAACCAAAGATATATCCTAATAGTAAAAAGAAACCTATATTTGGTTTGGCAAGACGTAAACCATTAGCAATTAAAGAGATTAAATAATGTGGTTGTTTGATTTATTACCAAACTTTCTTTTAATCTTTTTAATTAATGGATTAATAGTAATTGGATTACTAGGAACACTTTCTAGTTATTTTATTCAATTTATTCCAGCAATTACTCCGTATGCAAGTCTAGTCAAGACAGCTGGTATTATTCTTTTGGTTGTTGGAGTTTATCTCCATGGTGGATATGATAATGACCAAAAATGGCAAGATAAAGTTACTGCATTAGAAGCTAAAGTTAAAGCAAGCGAGCAACAAAGTAAAGATGCAACTGACAGAATTTCAGATCTGTTAAATGAAAAAACAAAAGCTGTTAAAGAAAAACAAATTGTTATTCAAGAAAAAATTAAAGAAGTGGCAACAAAGATTGATGCTGAGTGTAGGGTATCCCCTGACGTGATTGAAATCCTAAATAACTCGGCAAGAAAAAAATGAAGAACCTATTAATATCGTTTCTATTTCTTTTCTTAGTAGGATGCGCAGTTCCAGTTCAAAGAACTTTTCCTACGGCACCAGAAGAAATTAAAGTCAGTTGCCCCGATCTACAACTAATCCAACCTACTACGAAACTGAGTGAAGTAGTTATGGTTGTCACTAATAATTACAGTCAATATCAAGAGTGCCAGTTAAAAATGGATGCTTGGATTGAGTGGTACGATAAACAAAAAGACATTTTTAACAGCGTAAAGTAGAACCATATGGATAATGAGAGAATAGCCAGATTGGAAACGCAAGTAGAAGGTATCAAAGACGATGTTGCTGCCGTAAAAGCTGACATCAAAGACCTACATTCTAGATTAACAACTCAGGGACGTGAGATTGTTTCTAAGATTGATGGATTACAACATTGTTTAGATGACAAATTAGACACTACTGCAAAAGCTGCTACTGAACAGCGTGAAGAAATGAAACAAGATGTGCATAAAGAAATTGAAAAAATTGCAACTCGTGTTGATATTCTTGAGAAGTGGAGATATATGATTGTGGGTGGTGCAATTGTTTTGGGTTATCTAATCGGTCACGTCCAGTTTTTAGATAAAATATTCAAATAATATTTGCTTTGCAAGAGCATATGGGGTATAATTACTCTATATGCTCTATATAGACAACAAATACGCACAAATCCTTGGCACTCGTCTAAGGAACTTCAAACAAAAGAAAGACTACCTCTGGAACTACTCATGTCCAGTGTGTGGTGATTCTTCCAAGAACAAACTCAAAGCACGTGGTTACATTTATCGTGGTGAGCAAGAGTTATTTGTAAAATGCCATAATTGTGGATATGGAACTAATCTTGGTAATCTTATCAAGTATGTTGATACTAAACTTTATGATGAATATGTTTTAGAACGCTACAAAGCTGGCGCATCAAAACATCATGATCACAAAGACGTTAAAGTAACAAGCGTCATTCTAGAAACTCCCAAAGAAGAATTACTCGAAGATGATATTCTCTTTAGCTTATCTCGTTTAGATAAGTTACCATTAACGCATCCTGCAGTTCAATATGTTATTGATAGAAAGATTCCAAAAGATAAATGGAGTCTTTTGTATTTTGCGCCAAAATTTAAAGCATTTGTTAATTCGGTAACACCAAAGTTTCAAGAACCAATTCAGGATGAACATCCTAGGATGGTTATTCCTTTCTTTACTCCAGCTGGTAAATGTTTTGCTTTCCAAGGCAGAGCATACGGTAAAGAAGAACCTAAGTATTATACTATTAAAGTTGATGAAACACAGGAGAAGATTTATGGACTCGATCGCTTGGATTATAGCAAACGTATATATGTTGTTGAAGGACCGCTTGATTCGTTATTTTTACCTAACGCAATCGCTGTATCAGGAGCAAGTTTTGACACTCCTACTATTCGTCGCTTGCTTGCTAATGCTACAATAGTAATGGATAATGAACCAAGAAGCAAAGAGATAACTAAGTTCCTTGAAAAGAATATTGAAGCAGGATATTCTGTTTGTATGTTTCCAGAATATATTGATCAAAAAGATATTAATGATATGGTTTTACATGGTAATATGAAGCCTGACGAGATTATTAATACCATAAATACAAATACCTTCTCTGGCATGGAAGCGAAATTAAAGTTTAGTAGTTGGAAAAAAATATAATAACGGAGTAAGTATGGCAGATATAGTGGGTGGCATTAACGTAGATTATTCACGTGATAGTTTATTTGACGAATTAGGTAAACTAAGATTAAAAGAAAGTTATATGAAGGATGATGAAGTGAGCCCACAAGAGAGATTCGCTTTTGTAAGTAAAACATTTGGAAGTAATCCAGAACATGCACAAAGACTATATGAATACAGCAGTAAACATTGGCTCTCTTATTCTACTCCCATTCTCAGTTTTGGTCGTAGTAAGCGTGGCATGCCTATATCATGTTTCCTTAATTATATTGAAGATACTGCAGAGGGACTAGTTGATAATTTATCTGAAACAAATTGGCTGTCAATGCTTGGGGGTGGTGTTGGTATTGGCTTTGGTATTCGTTCTGCTGACGATAAGAGTACTGGAGTTATGCCTCACCTCAAAATGTACGATGCTTCATCACTTGCATATCGTCAAGGGCGCACTCGTCGTGGAAGTTATGCTGCTTATCTTAGCATCGACCACCCAGACATTATCAACTTCTTAGAGATGCGTAAACCAACAGGCGACCAGAATATGCGTTGCTTGAATATGCATCATGGTATTAACATCCCAGATGCGTTTATGGAAATTATTGAGAAAGCAATGATAGATCCAAACTTTGATGACTCTTGGAAGCTAGTAGATCCTGCATCAAATGAAGTTCGTGAAACAGTTTCAGCCAAAGAACTATGGCAACGTATTCTTGAAATGCGCATGATGACTGGTGAACCATATATTCACTTCATTGATGAATCTAATCGTAAGATGCCTCAATGGTTAAAAGATAAGGGATTGAGTATTAATCAGTCTAATCTTTGTTCAGAAATTATTCTACCAACCAATGAAAAACGCACTGCTGTTTGTTGTTTGTCTTCATTGAATCTTGAACATTATGATGCTTGGAAAAATGAGCCACTGTTTCTCAAAGACGTTGCTGAGATGCTTGATAACGTGCTTCAATATTTTATTGACAACGCACCAAAAACTATTAAGCGTGCAATCTATTCAGCAAAACAAGAACGTAGTATTGGTATCGGTGCTTTAGGCTGGCATGCATACCTTCAAAGAAATAATTTGCCTTGGGAATCTCCAATGGCTATTGGTAGAAATAAGCAAATCTTTACGCATATTAGAGGTCAATTAGATGAAGCGAACAAACAATTGGGATTGGAGCGTGGTGAAGCTCCTGATGCAGTGGGTACTGGGAATAGGTTTAGTCATCTTATGGCTATTGCTCCCAATGCTTCTTCTTCCATTCTCATGGGCAATACTAGTCCTTCTATTGAACCTTATCGTGCCAATGCTTATCGCCAAGACACTCTATCGGGTTCTCACCTAAACAAGAACAGGTGGTTAGATGAAATTATCCAGAAAGAAGCAGTCAGTCATAAAGAGGGTTGGGCAGACGAAGTGTGGTCTAGCATTATTGCGAATGATGGTTCAGTTCAGCATATCGATTGGATGGACCAGTGGACAAAAGATGTTTTCAAAACTTCTATGGAAATCGACCAGCGTTGGGTCGTCCAACATGCCGCAGATCGGCAAGTATTTATAGATCAGGCGCAATCGTTGAATGTATTCTTTAGACCAGATAGTCACATTAAATATATTCATGCTGTGCATTTCCAAGCATGGAAGCAAGGATTGAAAACAATGTATTATTGCCGTAGCGATAAGATCGCCAAAGCAGATAAAGTATCAAAGCGTATAGAAAGAGAAGTCATTAAAGAAATTGACTTACACGCACTAACAGGAGATGCTGACACTTGTTTAGCATGCGAAGGATAAAAATGATCACAAAAACGAAAAACAATTTAACAGACCAACGCACTTATTTTAAACCATTCAACTACCCATGGGCATATGATGCGTGGTTGAAGCACGAACAAGCGCATTGGCTTCACTCAGAAGTACCAATGGCTGAAGACGTTAAAGACTGGAAAAAGAAACTAACCAATGAAGAAAAACAATTCCTCACGAACATCTTCCGATTCTTCACTCAAGGAGACATTGACGTTGCTGGCGGTTATGTTAATAATTATCTTCCTTATTTCCCTCAGCCTGAAATAAGAATGATGTTAATGGGTTTTGCTGCACGTGAAGCATTGCACATTGCAGCTTACTCGCATCTAATTGAAACTCTTGGTATGCCAGAATCAACTTATAATGAGTTTCTAGAATATCAAGAGATGAAGGATAAACACGATTATGTTACCGAACTCAGTTCGAAAAATGGTACGTTGGAATCTACAGCGACGCACATTGCTGTATTCTCTGCTTTTACCGAAGGTATGCAGTTGTTTAGTTCTTTTATTATGCTTCTTAATTTTCCTCGTCATGGTATGATGAAGGGAATGGGTCAAATTGTTACTTGGTCTATTGTTGATGAAACAATGCACTCTGAGAATATGATTCGTTTGTTTAAAGAGTTTATCAAAGAAAATAATGAAATCTGGAATGATGAACTTAAAGGAAAGATTTATACCATTGCTGAAAAGATGGTTGAACTAGAAGATAAGTTTATTGACCTTTGTTATCAAGGTGCCGATATGCGTGAGTTGTCTGCAGAAGATGTTAAGAAATATATTCGTTATATTGCAGATCGTAGACTTATCAGTTTAGGTATGAAGGGCATTTTTAAAATTAAGAAAAACCCATTACCATGGGTTGAAGAAATGATCAATGCGCCAGTACACGGTAACTTCTTTGAGAATAGGGTTACTGATTATGCAAAGGGTGCGTTGTCTGGTTCTTGGAATGATGTGTGGGGCAAAGCTGCATGAGTTATATAGATCTTTATAAAGAGATGCACTTAGATGAATCTATCTATCCAGGAGATTCATTAAAAGAGCATGTAATTTTTTTAAAAGATCTTATAAAACAATATAACCCTGAAACATTATTAGATTATGGTTGTGGTAAGGGTAATCAATATTTTATTGATAAAACTCATATACAATATTTTAATGGTATAATGCCATTTCTATATGATCCCGCAGTTGAAACTCATAATACGCTTCCAGATAAACCTGTTGATGGATTATTTTCTACTGATGTATTAGAACATATACCAGAAGAAGAACTGGAAGCAGTTTTTAAAGAGATGTATAGTTTGTCTAATAAGTTTGTATATCATGGCATATGTACTATTCCAGCAATCGCTAAATTACCCAATGGCGAGAATGCACATGTTACAGTTAAACCAGTAGAATGGTGGGTAGACAAAATTTCAAATTATTCTAACAAGACTACTTGGATATATTGTTATGGATTAACAAATAAATTAGTAAAAATAGAAAATAGGAAAGTTATATGGTAACAAAACAATTCGAATGTCCTTCATGTGAAGCTGAAGGTAAAATTACAGTAAAGGGCGAAGATTTTAAATTTGAAGATATCGTCTATTGCCCAATGTGTTCAGCTGACATCTATGAGGAAGAAGATCTTGATGAAGAGTGAATATCGTGAAATTTGGAGCACTCCAATTGCAGAGTATCAATTAGAAGAATCTAATTTACATCAAATGGTAGTAGACATGGTCAATCAACCATATGATAATCAAGGTAATGAGTTTAATATTATGGAAGATAAAGATAACAAATTTACACAATGGGTTTTTTCTTGTTGTAAAGATTATCTTTCTAAATTTTATGATAAACTAGATCCAGAACTCCTTATTAAACGAGCATGGGTTACTACTCAAAACTATGGTCAGCCAAATCAGGCACACTCCCATGGCGCAACAGATATAATTGCAGTATATTATATTCATGCGTTACCAGAGCATCCAGATTTAACAGTATATGATCCAAGACCCCCACATATATTCAATGAAGTCAGTTTCTGGAATGATGCGGGTATCCAAATCGCAGATTGTGCAAGACAAATTTATATTAAACCGATAACAGGAAAATTAATACTGATACCTGGATATTTACTACATGGGGTTGATTCCAATATGAGTAAAGAACCAAGGCTTTCATTAGCAATGAATATTAAAATTAAAAGAGGTAATGAATGATATTAGTTTTTAAACTTTCTACTAATGAGATTATCATTGGTAATGTAACAGGTAATTCTCCATTATCATTTAATGTATCATATCCAGCGATTTTTGGTCAATCTAATTTAGAGCCATACATGGGTTTCGGAATGGGCACTGTTACATTATACACATCAAATATTGTAGCTACTACAAAACCAAATTCAGATATAGAAAATGCATACAATGCTATGTTTGGTCCAAATTCAACCGCAGATTTAGGTTGCACAAAAGTATAATAAATAGTCCACTATGTGGACATTTAATAACAGTATCATTGAAGAATTACCAGAAGACTGCGTTGGCTTTGTTTATTTAATTACGAACAAAGCCACAAGTCGCATGTATGTAGGTAAAAAATTAGCTAAGTTTTCTAAGACAACCTATAAAATGGTTACTCAGAAAAATGGAATAAAGAAAAGAAAAAAGATTAAGTCAAAAATTAATAGTGATTGGCTTGATTATTATGGTTCTAGCATAGAACTAAATAAAGATGTTGAGTCTCTTGGTAAAGAAAACTTTATACGTGAGATTTTATTTTTTTGTAAATCTAAGGCAGAGTGTTCTTACGTGGAAGCACGTGAGCAATTTGGAAGGAAAGTATTAGAATCAGACGACTATTATAATGGACAAATCTCAGTAAGAGTCCATGGTTCTCATATTAAAAATAAACTATGACATATCTACTATTCGCAACAGCATTGGCATTATCTGCTTGCGCTGCATTTTATTCTATAATGGGATTAGTTGCAATTTTTGCAGCGTCAGTCGTGCCCATTTTCATTATGGGATCTTTGCTTGAAGCATCTAAATTAGTAGTTGCGTCATGGTTATATCGTAATTGGAAAGAAGTTCCAGTATTACTAAAAACATACTTTACAATAGCATTAGTTATTTTAATGTTGTTGACATCAATGGGTATTTTTGGGTACTTATCTAAAGCTCATTTAGATCAAGCAATCCCCTCTGGTGATGTAGCAGCAAAATTATCATTAATAGATGAAAAGATTAAAACCGAAAAGGAAAATATAAATGCAAATCGTAAAGAACTTTCTCAACTGGATTCTCAAGTTGACAGCACCCTTTCAAGAACCACAGATGCCAACGGAACAGAGCGTGCCATTTCCATTAGACGAGGACAGCAAAAAGATCGTCAAAGAATCCTTAAAGAAATCGGGGACACGCAAGCCAAGATCGCCAAGTACAACGAAGAACGTGCACCAATCGCTTCAGAAGTCCGTAAAGTCGAAGCAGAAGTTGGACCAATCAAATACATAGCAGCATTAATTTATGGAGATAATCCAAGCGAAGATATTTTAGAAAAATCAGTCCGCTGGGTTATTATCCTTATTGTTTCAGTATTTGATCCATTGGCAGTTTTATTATTAGTTGCTGCTAACTGGAATCAAAAACGCGAAGATGAAAATGCTGGTTTAGAAATATTTGCTGGTAATCCAGAAGTAGTTACAACTCCTCCTGAAGAACCATATCAGCATGGATATCCGCCAGTATCTAATCCAGTAAACTGGACAACTACATACTATGAGCCAGAAGTAGAAACGACTGAAGTTAAATTAGAAGATAATTTCTGTACAACAGATGATGCTCATTTATCTGTTAAAGGTGATGAACATATTGTTGAAAAAACAGTTGTTAATTATGTTCCTACTACAGAAGATGAATTAGATATTAAAATTGATGATACAACTGAATGGGAACCTAAGTTATATGATCGTGTAGCAGATAGGAATGCTGATATACCATCACGAACAAAAGCATTCTTGAAAAAAGCAAGAGAAGTATTCTCTTCTTCAGAAAATACTTAAAATTCTAATCTGTATAAAAGGATCACTAAATGTTATCAGAATTAAGAGAAATAGCAAGTTTGGGTGGTCCAGCTTCAAAATTAGCAAATGAATTATTAGTTGTTCGTGAACAATATGAGTCGGAAGAATTAACGAAAGAAGAGTATCAAACTATCGTTCAAGAAATTTGGCAAGTCAAAGCTGTTAAAGAATTATCAAATAATAAAAATGCATTTAGTTATATTGTATCTGCTGCTCAAGCCATGTATATGTTTGTCTAATTGAAAGAAACCAATGTTATCGTTATATAAAATACTATTGAAACTGTGTCAACTTCTAGCTTGGATTCTCGCATTTATTATAGTTCCAATATTTTCGGCTCTTTGGGTAATATGCACAGGATCGCTTGTCATAACATTTCAAATTCTACTAGTTCTTCACCCATCCCTTGGGCGAAGACTTGATCGGGTCTTTCAAACGAACTTTTTAGACCATTTATTCCCTACTAAATAACTTTTCTAAATCAATAACTTACGTAAACCCTACTTTTTGTAGGGTTTTTCAACATTTCGCTTTACTTTAATGCAAATCTAGCGTATAATAGTTGTATAAATGATGAAAAAGGTTACTATGAATGATTATATAAAAGGAATTACTGATGCTGGTGCTGACCTGTCTTCTGGTTGGCTCCCTGATAATTTTACTCTTGATTCTGTGGTTAATCAATTACGTGTTATGATTGGTGCTACTGATTCTTACATCGCTGGCTACTTGTCGGTTATCTATTCTAAGTGAGGGTTTAAATGGCTTCAGTAAAAAAACTATGGGAAGATATAAATTATCTTCTAGACACCACTAAGTGGTCATGTGATGAAATTGCAAATGCGTTAAAATGCCCGATTGAATGGGTAAATGATATAGTTGAACAAAGATGGAAGGAAGCAATAAGTGAATAAAATGAATGAGCAACAAAAAGAAATCCTATTGATTACTCAAGAGGAATGTGCTGAAGTAACCCAAGCGATTAGCAAGGTATTTCGATTTGGTATGGAAGATTCTTATAATGGTGAAACTAATAAAGCTCATCTAGAAGAAGAACTAGGTGATTTGATGTGTATGATTGACCTAGTGATCGATTCAGGTATGGTTAGTGAATCAGCAGTTATGGCAGCCAAAGCTGAGAAGATGAATAAACTACTCTATTGGACAAATATTTTTAAGGAAGTGGCTTGATACGATTTATCGAAAATGTCAGTAAGAGTGATGTGTTTCTAGGGCATCACTATGATGCTGGTCCAAATGCAATGTTAATTCGCATTCAAGATCCTGCTGAGGAGTTTGGCAAAATCAAATATCCCTTTAAAGAGGTATATGAGTTTGAATTTCTTGATGCTGAAGATAACGATGGGTTTGAAGAAGAATGCAAAATTCAAGATGAACAAGCTGAAGAGATTATTCATCTGTTACAACGTGCTTTAGAAAATAGAATGAATGTAGTTGTTCACTGTCACGCTGGTATCTGCCGTAGTGGTGCAGTAGTTGAAGTTGCAACGATGATGGGATTTACTCCATCTGATAGATATCGTCAACCGAATCTACGTGTTAAACATAAAATGATGAAAGTGCTGGGGTTGACATATGACTGAAGATCGTAAAATGATAATGGTTGCAGTATTAGAAGGTAAACTACCAGCTGATCGTGTAACAATGGAAGAGATTAATGAAGTTCAAGATCTTGTGTTTGAGTTGATTGCAGAAAGAGTTTCTCCATTTGCAACTCATGATACAATACAATAAATTTGCTTTGTAAGAGGATAACGTGTATAATAAGACTATGAGACCTAGAAATCCAGTTGCTAAGGATTTAAGAACACCAAAGTACCGCATGCGTACTGTGGAGTCTAAGGTTAAGTATATTCGTAAACCAAAACACAGAAAGGTAGATCATGGACTTGGAGTATGAACTTCACAGAGAAGGTTTAACACGATCAGTTAAAATCAAAAGTCATCCGTATGATTTGATTGAATTTACTATCCGTCAGAAACTTGTAAATGAAGTAGGGAAAGAAATTACCAATAGTGGTCATACATCTTTCTTTCAAACTAAAGAATTCATTGAGTTCTTTGGACCTATAATTAATGAAATGAAAGTGAGATTAGATAATGGCATTCCAAACAGTATTCAAGAATGAAAAAGAATTCGAAGAGTTTAAAACATGGACACTAGGAGTTCTACACGATGATAATGTCAAAGACTTGTGCGTTACTTTTACCAAAAAAGATGGTACTGAAAGATCAATGCAGTGTACCCTCGTTGAGCGAAGAATACCTTCAGACAAGACCCCAAAAACCGAAAGCGAAACTACCACGTCTAATGGATCCGCAGTTCGTGTCTTTGACACAGAAAAATCTGAGTGGAGATCTTTCCGCTGGGACTCAGTAATTAAATTGGAGTTTTCATTATGATTAAATTAATTCTTTGGTTGGCACTTATTATTACCATTATTATTATTGGACCACTTGCAACTATCTGGTCTTTAAACACTCTATTTCCAGTTTTAGATATTGCATTTACTTTAGAATCATGGTGTGCTGCTTTAATTCTTGGTGGAGTAATTGGTGGTACAACTGGTCTTTCATTTAAACAATAAGGATATATCATGGCAGTGAATACAGCAAAACGTAGAGCAGCAACAGCAAAAGCTGAAGCAATAATGAAAGGTGATGAGCGAGTACTTTCACAAGATTATTACATGCGAGATTTGTTGCATTCACTGAACTACTATAATTCTCATACTGATGACAAAGATAAAAAGAAGTGGTTCATTAGTCACTATGCTAAGATCGATAAAAAAGTAGCAGTTGAACTTCTTAAGGTTGACGAATACCACTTCCGAACTCCAGGTATCCTTGCTCGTTTGATCGATCTGGGTTCTGAACTTCAAGAAGCTGAACTAAATCATTATAATGTAGGTATTGAGAAACTTCTTTCTCAAATCAAAACACGTCAGAAGTCTCAAGATAAACAAGATAAAAAAGATGCAGCTGCAGCTAAAGAAGCATTGCCATCTAATGTAATATCAATTCAACAAAGAATGGAAGAGAAAGCCCATGACTTGGCTGGTGAAATTGAAGGTGCAATTGATGACTTTGTTCTCAATGGATGCAAGTCTGACTTCTCAACAAAGAATTATCTACTGGCTAATCAAGTGGCTGGACCCATTGCTAAACGCATTGGAGAGTTATTTGTGGATACTGCCAAAGAAATTGAGGAAGCCATTGCTGGAGATGATGACCAACTAGTAGAAGGTTATTCGCATTTTACTAAACGAGAGTTAAAGAAGTTTTCGGAATTCGTGCAAACGATTATTGCCGATTGTCAGCAAATGGTGCAGACTGCCAAAGCAAATCGTGCACCTCGCAAACGTAAAGAAATTTCTCCGACTAAAATGGTATCAAAGATGAAGTTCTTGCGAGAATTTGCAGAATTAAATTTGAAATCTATCAATCCAACAGGTATAATTGGATCTAGCGAAGTTTGGTTTTATAATACTAAGTATCGTAGGTTTGGTGTTTACAAAGCAGAGAATGGAACAGTTTCTGTCAAGGGAACTACTATTGTTGGTTTTGATATTAAAGAATCCAAAGCATTTACTCTACGTAAACCAGAGGAGTTCTTTAAAGATCTTGCTCTAGGAAAACGTGCTCTGAGTAATGCTATTAAAACTCTTAAAACTAAACCATCTAACCCCAATGGTCGTATTAATGAGGAAACCATTATCCTCGGAGCGTTTTAATGGAATTTAATTATATAGAAGATGGCATCGATGCTGTTGTTATTGATAACTTCTATACTGAAGAACAACTCAAAGAAATTATGCTTGAATTAAAATGGTTGACAAAACCATCTATAATGTTAAATCAGGATAGTCTAGTTTCAGCAGAAAACAAAGGTAATATTATTACTTCAAAAAGTGGAATCTTTTTAGAGTCAGTATTTAAAAACTGGGAACACTCTTCTTTAATATGTCATGGTCTTACGCAAACGAATTCAAAACAGTTTAAAGATAAACTTTTAGAATTCAATACAATGTTCAATGCATTATTTAATTGTAATGTTAGATCACATTTAGTTTCTTATTATGAGAATTCTGATTATTATAAACCACATATTGATGGGTTTTTCTTTACTATATTAAATTATTTCTATACGGAACCAAAACAATTTGAAGGTGGAGATTTGATTGTATACTCCTGTAACTCAACGAAACAAGCAACTATAGAACCAAAACATAATAGAACTGTAGTATTATTATCATCTACAGTACATGAAGCAAAACAAATAACAACAAAATTTGAAAACAAATTTACTGGAAATGGTAGATATTGTAATGCTATATTTTTAACAACAACTAGACCTAAAGATACTAAAAATGATTCTAATTGATTATTCGCAGGTTGCTCTTGCAGCCATTTTGACATTTCAACGTGAGTTGAAGGGTACTGAGTCTGAGGTTAAAAATCTTATTCGTCATGTAACATTATCTACAATCAAATCATATAAGAAGAAATACGGTAAAGAGTATGGTGACGTAGTTATCTGTTGCGATGGTCGTAAATACTGGCGCAAAGAATTCTTTGAATATTATAAAGGAATGCGCAAGAGCAATCGTGAGAAGTCATCTTTAGACTGGGGATTAATCTTTGATACATTATCAGAGATGCGCACCGATCTTGCCACATATTTTCCATATAAAGTTCTTCATATTGATCGTGCTGAAGCTGACGATATTATTGCAGTTATGACTAAGTATGCTCAAGATAATCTATTAGTTCAACAGGGATTGGTTGAAGAACCACAGAAGATTCTTATTCTATCTTCTGATAAAGATTTTAAACAACTACAACTGTACCCAACAGTTAAGCAATGGTCTCCAATGCAGAAAAAGTATATTACTGCATCTAAGAAAGAGATTAATGAATATATCATTGAGCATATTGTTAAGGGTGATGCAGGAGATGGCGTACCAAACATTCTAAGTAAAGATGATGTGTTTATGGTTGGTGACCGCCAAAAACCTATGAGTGCAAAACGTCTTGCTGAATTTATTGAAAAAGGTATTGATGCTTGTAAAAATGATGAAGAAAAACGTAACTGGCAAAGAAACGCAACTCTCGTGAATTTTGAATTTATCCCAACAGATGTTTCAGAATCTATTATTAATTCATACCTAAATAGTAAACCGATCGGAGATAAGATGGCTATTATGAACTATCTTATTGAACACAAATGTCGTTTATTGTTAGATGAACTAGAGGATTTTTGATGAGAAAATACGTAACAGAGATGCTTGCCGAAATTCAAGCAGACCCTAAGAAGATTGATGGTTATAAAACTGATGCTGTTCTTAAATTAATTTTTGAATATGCATTTGACCCAGCGAAGAAAATGTTGCTTCCAGAAGGAACACCACCATTTAAACCTGCAGCTGAGCCATTGGGCATGACACCAACAAACCTATTTGGAGAAATGCGTAGATTATATGTTTTCTGCCGAGCAGATCTTACAAAACTAAAGCGTGAGGGTTTATTCATCTCCATGCTTGAGGGTTGTCATCCTACTGAAGCAGAAGTCTTGATTGCAGTCAAAGACCAGACACTACATAAAAAATATCCAAAGATTACACGAAAATTGGTAACTGATGCTGGGTTCATACCTCCATTAGAAAAGAAAGCCAAAGAAAGTGCGACATCTTGAAGACGAAGACAGAGATTTTGTTTTATTCCTTTTAAGTCTAGAGGTTGATGAGTTTGCAATGATTTTAAACTCAATGACCGAAACCGATGCAATGGTTATATTGAATAATATCCAACTTGCAAGAGACGAATTATTTGACGATATGATGGAGAAAGAAGGAATGGAAGCTGCCAACGAAGTTATTGCAAAAATTAAATCAAAAATGACTTGACTTTAATCAAACTCTATAGTATAATAGTACTATGGAGGATTTATTATGAAACCTGTGATATTGTTATGTTTTGTTGCAACTAATGCAATGGCTTTAGACTTTGATACTGAGTGGTCAAAGTTTAACAATGACTTTGTAAAACTCAAATCAAAACCTATTGTGATGGCGAGCAATTCGCCAATTTCAGTCACACCAATTCCCGTAGTTCCAGTTGAAGAAAGATCAAGTGTTCTTTTAGATAAGAACACTGAATCTAATGTATTGCAACAAGTTGATCCTAAGTCACTAAACAGACTTGGGTTCACATTGTCAGATCCTAATATGCGGGATCGTGTAATTCAAGCATATAGTAAACCGAATGCAGTAGTGTATTCATTAACATTGGAATAATATATTATGAAAAAATTGATTATAGTAGCAGCAGTTCTTGCGTTATCTGCGTGTAGTTCAACAAAACTAACATCAGATACACCATCATCAGACGCAGTTAAATTCACACAAGACTTTGGTAAGGTTGAAGTAACATTCAACGACAAGGGTGAGTGGGAATCTCTTAAATCTTCTGCAACATCTTCAGTACCTATTAATGCCGATGCTGGTCTTGAACAAGGTATGAACGTAGCACTGATGCGAGCAAAACGAAATATCGTTGAGTTCATCAATCAAGATCTAAAGTCAAAGACAACCACAGATACAATCACCAAAGCACTTGAGAAGAATGTAGCTGAGGATGATCTTAAATCTAAACAACAAGCAGCAAATATCGCCAGCGAAATTACCGAAAAGATCGCAGTTGAATCTAATGGTATCTTGAAAGGTATTTACATTGTTGAACGTAAAGTATCATCTGACGCTAAAACTGTTGTTGTAACAGTTCAAGTTGATAAACGATCTATGAATGCAGCACGTCAATTGCGTGTAGCGATGGGAAACTAATATGAAAGCATTTATTATAGGAACAATCTTTGGTTTAGTTTTAGCAACTGTTGGTTTCAGTGGCATTGCTAGAATTCTAGACCATGGAGTAGCCACAGTTAAATCCCAATCAGAACAATTAGCAAAGTGAAACATACATTACTAGCATTATCTTTAATAGCGAGTCTATGTAGTGCAGAGGAAGTTATTACCACAGGATACGGTAATACATTCGACTCTGCTCTACGTAACGCTAAAGTTGCTGCAGTTGAAAAAGTAACAGGTACTTGGATTAATAGTGAACATAAAGTTCGCAATGGAAATCTAACTGAAGATATTGTTCAGTATAATGGCGGTGTAATTAAAACATATGAGGTTCTCTCATATAATAATAACGAAGTAAAGATCAAAGCTGATATTGATGTAATAAAAGATAATAGAGTTGGAACAAACTCTACTACTATACCTGCAGTAATGCGTGGTAAATTAGTTGAACAACAACAAAATCTTGAACAGATTTACAACGCAGTAAAATCATTAGACAATAAAAACAAAGCATTAAGATTAGATGTAAAGAATATTGAGTACGTGAATAAAGGTTCTAGTACTCAAGTATTCATTTCAGGAAATCTAGTTTGGATTCCAAAATGGCAAAGTGATGTTCGTTCTCTGGCAGAAACTATAGATAGAAAAGATCTAAAAGATTTAGGACTCATTCAAAAAATTGCAGGTGGAGTAATTACATATGCAGATCCTACTAGATTAACTGCTGGATTCTCTGCAATTCTTAGTAAACTTGCAGATGAGCAAACAAATAAAACAGATAATAATACTATTTGTTTTTCAGAGCATCGACCATATATAATAGATTCCTGCTATATAATGGGTGTTGACTTTAAATCATTTGGTAATTCTATAGAAATAAAGTCAATAGGTATTAGTAGTGATGGTAAAGTATATACATACCCAATGCGTATACGAAGCACTGGGTTCTATGAAAAATTTAATCAGGATGAACCAAGAATAAGTTATCTTGGTGGAAGATATAAAAATAGTACAATGGCAGTTTATACAAATCAAGAAATGAGTATAAATTATTCATTTATGGTACCAACAAATAAACTGGCAGAAATCGAAAAATTTGATTTTGTTATTAATTAGGAAATATAATGTTTTGGTTTAAACCATCTGAAATTATAGTAGATTGTTTTACAAATGATCAACTTGTATATAATAATTTTAAAATTAAGAGAGCAAAAGAATTTATACCTTCATGGTGGAAATCTTTACCTTCCAATGCACAAGTAAAACAAAATTCTGATCTAGATTCTAAACTAACCATAAGACAACAAAACTTAAAACATTGCAATGGGTTTCGAGATCTATTTGCAGAGGGATTCATCATTCCAAATTGGGTAGATTGTCAAATAGAAATGCTTGACGAGAACAAGTATTATATTTCAGGATATAACTCTCAAACTGTAAATATTAATGTTGGGTATCATGGAAGAGAACAAACAGGATACGAACTATACCCTGACTGTGCGCAATTAAAAATTGGTTCTCCATGGTTCTTCCATGAGAAAACTGGAGTCAAGTTTAGTTGGAATGCTTGTATGTGGAACAATACCTCATACTTAAATGATATGCATTTGTTACCTGGAGTTGTTGATTATAAAACTCAAAGAACAACAAATATTAATGTATTTATTAAAAAAGATAGTATTGTTAAATTAAATGCAGGCGATCCACTAATACATTTAATCCCACTTTCTGACAAAAAGGTAACTATTAGAAATCATATTCTGTCAAAACAAGAATTCGCTAAAATGTTTGAAGTTGAGTATAATGCAGTTAATTATAACAATGTTAAACAAGTTAAAGCTACACCAGAAACAAAATGTCCATTTGGATTTGGAAAATGAAACAAAAATGGATTGAAGCATTCATGGACACTGCTGAGAGATTTTCTCAACTATCCAGCGCAAAACGATTAAAAGTAGGTGCGGTTGTTGTAAAAGATAATCGTATTATATCAATTGGCTATAATGGCATGCCATCAGGATGGACAAATGACTGTGAAGATATTATACAGCATTCTGATGATACAATAACAACTAAAACTAAAGATGAGGTAATTCATGCTGAGGCAAATGCGATCTCTAAGTTGGCAAGATCTAATGACTCTGGTTTTGGTTCTGTTATGTTTATTACTCACGCTCCTTGTGTGGATTGTGCCAAGTTAATTTATGGCGCAGGTATAAATAATGTGTATTATCGAAATTCATATCGAGATACACGTGGATTAGATTTTTTAACTAAATGCAATATTGGAGTGAATAATGTTTCAAACTAAATTTTATGAAAAAGCAATGCGTAGTTTAGGTAAGGTTGTTACTTGGCGCATTTTAGTAACAATTACTAACTTTGTTGGTGGATATCTTGCATCAGGTTCTTGGATGGTTGGCTTGGGTGTTGTTTCTTTCGCTCTAGTAGTTAACTCAATTCTGTATTTTTTCCATGAGCGTGCTTGGAATCGTATCGACGCTGGTAAAGAAATACTAGTTGAGTAATTGTGTTGCGTAAGATATTTCCAATTTTACTAAAAACAAAACTTGACTTTAATCAAAATATACCGTATAATAGGTGTTCTGAGTTGATAAAAAACTCCTAAATAAACGATAACCCTACTACTTGTAAGGTTATTAAAATATCGCTTTACTTTAAACCAAAGGTGTAGTATAATTTCTACTATGAAAACATTAAATATATCCAGATTGCATAAGCAGTTACCACTGAATAGTGGATGGACAGGCTCACGCTCAGTATTTAATGGTACACCAGCGATTGAGTATGATCTCGGGGGTTTTGGAAAGTAAAGTAAACAAAAAGTTTATTTCCCAAAACCCTCTAGATGAAAATCTAGAGGGTTTTTTGTTTTAGGGCATCGTCCCAATCGTTCTTTAAAAATTTGCGTACCAAATGTTGGGGATTAGTGTAGTGGTAGCACAACAGATTTTGATTCTGTCGGTATAAGTTCGATTCTTATATCCCCTGCCAAAATGCGAGCATGGCGCAGTGGTAGCGCAGCGGACTTTTAATCCGTTGGTCGTGAGTTCGAATCTCACTGCTCGTACCAAGTTTTCTTTGGTGTGGCTATGTTGTAATGGTAGCAACACAGATTGTGATTCTGTTAGTGTGAGTTCGATCCTCACTAGCCACCCCAAAGAAAATTTATACCCAATTAGCTCAGTGGTAGAGCAATCGCTTGATAAGCGATAGGTGAGTGGATCGTTACCACTATTGGGTACCAGTTTTGCCCTATTAGTATAATGGTATTACACCTGTTTTGTAATCAGGTTACGGGAGTTCGATTCTCTCATGGGGCACCAGTTTTACGGAATATCGGCAAGTGGTATGTCACTCGCTTTGGGAGCGAGATTTCGAAAGTTCGATTCTTTCTATTCCGACCATTTTTATGCAGGATTAATTCAGTGGTAGAATGTTTCGTTGCCAACGAAAATGTCATCGGTTCAAATCCGATATCCTGCTCCAATTAGTATGCCTCGTTAGTTCAATGGTAGAACTCTGTCTTTACACGGCAGTTACGGCAGTTCGATTCTGTCACGAGGTACCAATGCCCGATTAGTGAAATGAATATCACGCTGTGCTACGAACGCAGAGGTGGAGGTTTGATTCCTTCATTGGGTACCAAAGTTTATGGAGAGTTGTCTGAGTCTGGCTTAAGGAAACAGTCTTGAAAACTGTCGGGTATGAAAGTGCTCCGTGGGTTCGAATCCCACACTCTCCTCCAAATTTATAGTGAGTGGGCAGGATGGTAATGCAGCGGATTGCTAATCCGTAGACTTGTGAAAGCAGGTCACAGGGTTCGACTCCCTGACTCACTGCCAAAGGATTGCGGATATGATGGAATTGGTATACATATTTGACTTAAAATCAAAGTTCTCCGAGTTCAAGTCTCGGTATCCGCACCAATTACGGCATTAGTATAATGGAGAATACAGTAGGCTTCTACCCTACGAATGTGGGTTCGATTCCTGCATGCCGTACCAGTTTTGGGCTTATAGCATAATGGCAGTGCTGACAACTCATAATTGTTAAGGTGCTGGTTCGACCCCAGCTGAGCCCACCAATACCCTTGTGGACAAATTGGTAAAGTCAATTCCTCAAGAGGGAATATTCTATCGGTTCGAATCCGATCAAGGGTACCAAGTTATGTGAGTGTGAAGCTGAATGGTCAGGCTGTGGATTGCAAATCCATCTTATGCAGGTTCGAATCCTGTCACTCACTCCATAACCCTACTTGCAATATGGGTTAAAAATATCGCTTTACTTTTATTAAAGAATGGCGTATAATAGTAGTATAAGTTAAGTTAATCAAAAGTCCTTTCTAAGTCTTTACGTCAAGTCGGAAGCATAAGGCATAATACGGTTTTCTGATGGAGTTTTTCCGAGATAAAACTCTATCACCATGCTCGGTTCGTCTATCGGTTTAGGACACTGCCCTTTCACGGCAGGAAGACCAGTTCGATTCTGGTACCGAGTGCCATTAGTTTTGCTGATGTAAGCCATTGGGTAAACGTCAACCCTCCGTAACTTATTCAATAAACAGTAAACTCGAGTAAAGCTGTTGAGATGAGCAAATAGTGCGTCAGCAAAACTAATAGTATGGGGAAGAAGCATCAATGGTGATGCAGTGGACTGTAAATCCGCCGACTCTGTCACGACTGGTTCGATCCCAGTATTCCCCACCACGAATTGGCACTGTAAGAAGTCCATCAGAGGTTTGACGAGCCTGCAAATCAATCAATACAATTTGCGAATTTTGTCACCATATTTTGGTCTTGTCATATAGTGGTTATTATACCTGCCTGTCTAGTAGGATATCGGGGTTCGATTCCCCGCAAGATCGCCAAGTTTCTGTTCCTCGATAGCTCAGTTGGTAGAGCACATGACTGTTAATCATGGGGTCGCACGTTCAAGCCGTGCTCGAGGAGCCAAAAGTTATTGCGGGTTGTGATAGTCACCACTTGGTTTCATATGCCAATGTTGAAGGGGGAGCGTTACCCTCGCCCGCATCCAAATAAGTAGTAGTATGCCCTGATGGTGGAATTGGTAGACACGCTGGTCTTAGAAGCCAGTACTTCGGTGTGAGAGTTCGAGTCTCTCTTAGGGCACCATTGTTGAAGATCCGAAAGCGAGGATGACTAACCATCTACCTGACTGCTGAGGGTGTACCAACCTATATTAGTATTCCACCTCAGTTATTCGAGGAAGAAACCTATGGTGGGTTTAGGATGAGAATATAGGGACTGAAAGAAGTCTTAATCGGATATGGCAGTATCTTCAACAATGGTGATGTAGCACAGTGGTAGTGCACCTCCTTCATACGGAGATGGTCGTTAGTTCAAATCTAACCATCACCACCAAGCATAAGTAGTATTATCGGGGGTGTAGCTCAGTTGGGAGAGCGTATGCTTTGCAAGCATAATGTCGTCGGTTCGATCCCGTCCACCTCCACCACATATTATAAGGAGAAGTAAATGGCAACAAAAGGAAAAAATTCTAATCAAAAGAATCGTAAAGCTGATCCAATGCGTACTAAGAATGGTAAAGAGCGTCTTGGTCCATTAAATGTTGCGCAACTTACTGCTCTTAAAGAGCGTAGTTCTCAGAAGAAAGTTCAAGCAAAGATTCAAAAAGAAATTGATCGTAAATCAAAATAAACAAAAGTGTATAAAATAATAAATGATTTACTTACTGCTGAAGAGCAAGATATATTAGAGAATTCTGTTCTTAATGAATATACATCATGGAATTTTAACAGATTTGCTGCGTATAAACATCCTGCATTTAATATAAGTAATAATACAAAGAAGCATATTAATTCTTTCCGTCATTTAATATTTGATGGGGAAATAAAAGATAAAGAATTGTTTGATAAATTTATAATTATACCACAACGTCTCGGTGCAAAAAACATTTACAATATAATTGCTCAGTTACAATTAGTAACTAGAGAAACTAATGGTCAAGTAATTAAACATATTGATATGCCAACGCATTCAACTCCATATTTTTCTACAGTATATTATGTTAATAAAAGTAATGGACCAACAGTTTTGTATAATAATGATGGTTCTGAGCTTATTAGATGCGAGCATGAACGTGGTAAACTTATAATGTTTGATGGTAATATACTTCACCATGCATCAAAACCTACTATTGATATTAGATGTATAGTAAATTTCTGTTGGGATTAACATGGCAAAAAAATATTTAAAGTATGTTGTTACTAGAGAAGATCAATCGTTATATGAAGATTTTGACATATTCTGTAAAGAATTCAATGGAAAAAATTTATTAAATATAGGTAATAAACATGCATGGAATTTACATCAAATGATTCAGAAAATATTTTTCTGTAACTGGCCAAATACCAATTTTAGAAAATATTTTGTAAAAGCTGAAACTTGTATTTTAAACACTGGTGATGAAATTAAACAAATATCATGCAATAATAATCCAGATAATTATTTTGGATACTTGTGTGTAAATTCAGATAATAAGACTAATATTAATTTTACTGTTGATACTATTAAAGAAAGTATAAATTTAGAATCTAAATTATTACTAATATCACCATCAAATTATGAAACACATTCTATACAGTGGGGAGAAACATTCCCATTATTGTTAATTAAAATTAATATAATTCCTGCAGAAAATATAAAAAATCAATTTGATTGGACACCATTGTAATGGCACATGATTTAGATGTGGCTCATATTGCTTCTAAATTATATCCTAATGATACAGTTTCTATTGGCGTAGATTCTGTTAAAAAAGAAAATAAAATAATTTACAATATATCTGTTATAGTAAGATCTTCTGGTAATAAAGCGTGTATAATATGGACAAAAGATATTGAAGATTTTATTATAGATAACACATATAGAGATATGAAAGAACTTAATCTTTTATCTAATATGTATCATGAATTATATCCATATATTAAAGAACATGAAGTTAATTTTTCAGCTAAGATACATAAAAATTGGTTCAGTCGATTTAAATATGAAGAACGAAATAATAAATTAAAAATAAGTTTTTGCCCTTGTAGCTCATTTGGTAGAGCATCTGATTAGTAATCAGGAGGTGGGCGGTTCGAGTCCGTCCAAGGGCACCAATATCTCATTGGTGTAATGGCAGCACAAATGTCTCCAAAACATTTAGTCGGGGTTCGAGTCCCTGGTGGGATGCCAAATATTAGGAATAATTTTAAATATGATAGCAATAATTCCAAATTTTATTAGTTCAGATGATATTGATGTTATAATATCGAAAACTAATTTCAATGAATTTGTTCCAATTGATTATTCTCCAGGAGTTTTGTCAAAAAACTCGTTTAGACCAGATTGTCCAATTATTTTTAGTTCTTTGACTAAACTCAATTATGGAAATTTACAGTCAATTGAAATGTTATTGTATAAAGCTAATTCATATTCACCAACACACATCGATGGAGGTTCTATTGATGGCGGTAAACAGTGGATACGAACAGTAATATTGATGTGTTCTGACGAATATAGTGGTGGAGAATTATTATTTCCAAATCTTAATATCAATCTTAAATTACCAAAAGGAACACTAATAAGTTTTCCAGCTGGACAGGATTCTTTATTATATTCACATGGAGTTAATAAAATAAATTCAGGTGATCGTATATCACTTGTATTCAGATATTGCAGGTAAGCTCAAGGTGAGACGCCAGCTTTCCAAGCTGCGCTGAGTGGGGTTCGATTCCCCCTACCTGCTCCAAATTTTTTAATGAGGTAAAAGAAAAGAGGTAATTATGCGTAAGCAAATCGATATTGATGAAGTTAGAGATTTCATCATGGCGCAGAGTCCTGAAACAAAAGTTTATATTGGTGGTGACTCTGAACGATTCCTAATAGGAAATGATTGGTACGCAGATTACATTATGGTTATTGTTGTTCATATTAATGGCAATAATGGTTGTAAAATTTTTGGTGAAGTACAAAGAGAGCGTGACTGGGATCAAAAGAAAGATAAGCCACGCATGCGTCTTATGAATGAAGTCTATAAGATTGCAGAATTGTACTTGAAGTTACATGATGTATTAGAAGATAGAGAATTAGAAGTTCACTTGGATATCAACCCAAATGAAATTCATGGTTCATCATGCGTAATACATGAAGCAACTGGTTATATCCGTGGAATGTGTAATGTTATTCCAATGGTTAAGCCAAAAGCATTCGCTGCTTCATATGCTGCAGATAGATACAAGTCTTATATGGCAGCATAAAATATTTTTAAAAATTTATCAAAAATACCCTGAAATTCACGTTTCGGGGATTTTTTTTAACTAAATATTTCTACAATCCCACAGAGGGTTGGTTCCCAATAATAATAATAACAAAGAGGAAATCAAATATGCGCAAGCGTGTCAAAACAATCACAGAAGAAACTCATGAGTACGGCACAATCGTTCTCGAAACTCCACTTTATTCAGCACTCTTAGGTTTGGCCACAGCAGATGGCGTAACACACGAGCACATTGATATGTGGATTGAGAAAACTTGTACTATCAGTGAAGAGGTAGAGGGAGACCCACTAACAGTGGCAGATCATCTAGTTCCTATCACGGTAGGTACTCCAGCTGCAGCACCAGCAACAGCAATGGCTGCAGCAGCTTACTAAAAAGAATTTTGGGTAACACCAGATCGCGTGGTGATGGCGAACATCACTTTGAAATTTCAATAACAACAATAAAAAAAGGAAATTAAAATGGCAGAAATTCTACAACCAAGTGGCATGATGATGAGTGGCGGTGACGGAGGTCTTGGCTTTGGCTCAGGTGGCGGTCTAATTGGTGGTCTTATCTTAGGATCACTATTACGTCAAGGTAATGGCGGTTTATTCGGTGGTGGTACAGATGGTGGTGCAGCAGCTGCTGCTCTTCGTTCGCCTCCAGAACAAGCAGCAGCTAACATGGCATTGATGCAATCTATTGGTCAAGTTGACAAGTCAGTTGCAGTTGCAAGTGCTGCAATGGAAGCAAGTCAAGCACAGCAATCTCTTGGATTGACTAACCAGTTCAACGCTACAACAGGTTCATTGGCAACTCGTCTAGATGGCGTTAAAGACGCAGTTAATGGTAACTCTGTTGCTTTAATGCAACAATTGAATCAAGTTAACACTCAAGTGATGCAAACTGCTAATGATACACAAACAGCAGTTTATAATGATGGTGACAAGACTCGTGCATTGATTGTTGCTCAGTACGAAGCAGCATTGAATCGTCAATTGTCTGATGCTAATGCAGCAGTTATTGCTCTTCAAACTCGTTTTGAAAATGCAGAGCGTAGCCGTGGTATTGAAGTTACTACAACTAACAACATTAACCAAATGCAACAACAAACTCAACAACAGCAACAGTACGGTCAATTGTACAATGCTTTGTGGGCTCTTGCACAAAACATTCAAAATACCAACTCAGCGATTAATGTAGGTTCTGGCACTCAAACTGCCAACCCACTTAATACAAATACTAACATTCGTTAATTGAAATGAAGCCCATCCTCACAAGGGGTGGGTTTTCTTTTAGGAGAATGTATGTATCAATATCAAAGAATAACTCCATATTGGGCATCTTGGATGCCACCAATAGAACCAATCACATCTACACCATTCGTATCCCCACAACAAATCGTCAACGATAACGATAATATTAATATCGGTTCTGGCAATCAAATTATTGGTGGTGGAAACCCAAGTCCTGTCTCTGTGACTGATGTCACAACACCTACGTATACTGCGTTACCAACAGATTATATGCTATGCGTATTAACCAATGGTCCAGTTTTAATTACACTACCCACAGGTATACTTGGAACAGTTTACATCGTCAAAGATTGTTTTGGTCAAGCCAATATTAATCCTATTATCGTACAAGGAACTGGTGGTCAATTAGTCGATGGATCAACTGCTACCATTAATTCCCCTTACGGCAGTATACAATTAATATTCAATGGTGTTGATTGGAGTATTGTATGAGCATGCTTATTTTTACCAAAACGAAAGTCGAAACACCAGAGTCTGTTGAGGGTGAAAGTCTTGCTACTCATGTAGTACTCTGTCGCCAAAGAGAAGAATCCATCAATAATCGCATGGATGAGATCGAACAAAGACAGAATAAAATCGAACAAAGAGAACATGAGTTACGCTCATATATTCTTAAAACAATAACGGCAGCATTTCTTGCTTTGCTTTCCTCGGCAGTATCTCTTGGTGTTATGATTTCTCAATTTGTTAAAAAGTAACATCACACACATCACACTCATTAGTTAATAACAATAATAAAAAGGAAAACTAAATGTCATATTCAAATAACCCTACCTCGATCCTAGCAGGTTCAGGTATTACAGTAACCCCAACAACAGGTACTGGTTCTAATACAATTACTATCAGCGCAAGTGGTGGCGGATTTGTAGATATTAGAACTGCAGTTGCAACTCCTATTGCAGTATTGGCTGCAACTGATAATGTAATTGACGTAGCAGTACCAGGTCCAGTAGCAGTGGCAGTAACATTGCCAGCTGGTGTACTAGGTCAAGAATTTACAATCAAAGATGGTCTAGGTTTGGCTGCACCAGCAACTCCAATTACTATCACTCCAACTGCTGGTACAATTGATGGTGCAGCTACTGCTGTAATCAATGCGCCATATGGTTCGTTGTCTTTCGTGTATAATGGTACACAATGGTTGATTCTATAATATGGCTTACAGTAGACAACCTCAGGTAGTGAGAGCCAATGGTGGTGCACTTAAACAAACACCACCAGCAAATGAATTATCACCAGCTGGAATTGTTACCGTAGAACTAGAAGCATTAACCGCAACAACTACATCACGTGGTGTTGTTCAAGTTGGTTCTGGGTTGGCTATTACACCAGCAGGTATTCTATCAGCAACTGGTGGCGGCAGTTCGCTACTCAATGTATCACTTGTTGCTGTTGATTATACTGCTACTCTTAACAATTACTATATTGGCGCCACAAAAAAAGGAATTACAATAACATTTCCAAAAGGTGTTACTGGTAAAGTTTACATAGTTAAAAATCAAGCAGAAGGTAGTATTAAAGTTAAAGGTACTGGTCAAGATTTAGATAATTCTGGAGATAAGACTCTTGGTAGCGAATCAAGTCTTATTGCAGTATTTGATGGAACACGTTGGAATTTGGTATGAGATATTATACATTAATTGATACTAGACAACCAAAATTTGATCAACCAAAAAGAAGTTCAACTTATCCTGATGGTAGCCCAATTCCAGAATCTTTGCCGAATGCATACGGATTAGCGCAGCACTGTGGTAATTGCGCAGCATATAACTTAAAAACAACAATATGTTCAACATATAACGCAGTAGTAAAAACAAATTACTGGTGTGCTACTTGGAAAGCAAAAAAATGAAAACTATTTGGAGAAAAATAAATGAGTTCAGTAGAAAAATTACAAGCAGAGGAAGTTCCAGAAGAGTCAAAACAACCACAGCAGAGTCAACCCACTATACAACAGCTGATGAATTCTACATTGGAGTCTCTAGTGAGAAACCAGTTACAGTCTATCTACCAGCAGCTGCAGCAGATGGAACAATCATTATCGTCAAAGCAGAAATGAAACCACCAATGGGTAATCGCAAAGTACATATTGCAACTACTGATGATTCCACTATTGATGGTTACAGTGATGCAAGTATTACAGTTTCACATGGCGCAAAAACTTTTATTCGCAATCGTAATAACTGGTTCATTATTAGTTGACTTTATAACACTTTTATAATAGAATTATACTACCTTGATTAATTGTGATTGAGGTGGTATAAAGAAAGATAGTTAGAAGTAGAGGTGAATTATGAATGAGTTTAAAACTATTATTGAATCTAGGAAATTAAAATTAGAGAGACCACTTGTTGAACCAAAGTGGAGCGATACTCAGTGTAATGATATGGCGAGAATGTTAGAGATGGTTGACAGTTTAATTGCCACGGCAGTTGCGTCACACCAATCGCAACATCAATATAATATGTTGCAAACAGAGAAGGCAGAGTTCATTAGAGAATTCCTTGACACTGCTGAAAAGTACAGGGTACTGGTTAATGAGCATTGACTAAATAGAATACCCAGAGAGATCTGGGATTCATGCAGAAATGCATTTCAAGCAGTGGTTATCCACTGCTTTTTTTCATTTAATATATTTGCTTTGCAATAAATTGTAAGGTATAATATACTTTAATACTTATAGATATAAAGAAAATTATGTATAGTTTTGATAAAAAAGATATTGCAGCACAGTCATTAATTCATTTGATAAATCATGTTTTACCAAATGATTCTGTTGGAATAGAAATTGGAACACATATTGCAACAACTGCATGTGGTCTAGTTCAAAATTGCTCAAATATTAAAACATTATACACAGTAGATTCTTGGAAACCATACACTGATTTTTTGAAAACAAAATGTGATGGTACTCCAAACTATTCTGTGGATGAAAAACAGATTGAATATTATAAAATGGTTGCATATCATCACATAAAATTTTCTGGAGTTACTGAAAAAATTATTGTATTAGAAATGGATAGTAATCTAGCAGCAACTAAATTTGAAGAAAATACTTTAAATTTTATTTTTCTGGACGCTCAATTATCAAAAGAACAAATGGAAAATGATTTAGAAGTTTGGTATCCAAAATTGAAATCTGGTGGTATTTTATCAGGGCATGATTGGTTTTCTGATGGCGTGAAATTACCAACTCTAGAATTCAGGGAAAAAAATAATATAAAATCTAAAATGAGTGTTTTTGACAATACTTTTGTTTGGATAAAAAATACATAAATATTTTTATGTTTTTAAAGAGAATTTTATGATAACTGATATAAAAGTATTAGATAATTTTTATACCAATCCAGATACTATGTTGGATTTAGCAGTAGATTTTCCAATTAGTGGATGTGGAACTGGTAATAGGAGTATTGATATAGAGCAAATAAATCCTAAATTATGGACAGATATTCATAATGCTCTTTGCCACATTCATGGTGTACATCCAGATTCAGTTTATATGAATATGTTTTTTATGGAACATCTTTATAATCCTGTTGATGATATTTTTAATTCCTCTACGATTCATATTGATGGCAAAAACCCTAATGTTTGTAAATCAACAGTAGCTGAATATAAACTAGCATTCTGTGGACAGGTATTAATGACTAAAAATCTAGATCCAGAGTGCACAGTATCTATACATAAATTTAAACCACATATAACTTGGAATGAACAACAGATTGTTAATCATTGTATTGATGAGTATACCATACCTGGAGAGAAATACAGGGCAGGCTTAATTAATCTAGAAGAATATAAAAAGCTACGAAATGAACATGATAATAATTTTGATCTTACATGTGAAATCAAAGGTGTATATAATAGACTAATATCTTGGAAAGGTGGCACGCTACACTCTCAGAAATATAGTAAAAAATCTCCACGAATAGTAAATCAATATTTTTTTGCGGAGTGGAAATAATGAAAACATATAAAGTAGAAGCCATAGATGGTTTAATTAATGAAGATTTGAAATGGAGAGTTTGGGAATATATAATAAACCAAGAATTCCACGCAACTAGGAAAGATGTAAAATATCCTGATGTTGGTTCTGTCATTTACTATAAGCCAATAGAAAATAAAAAAGAATATATGGATGAAACATTTCCATCAGTTAATAATCAGTACATGCACAGAACAGTGTTTGGTGCAAATGAACAAAATTTAATTGATGACCATCCCGTAATAGCGGAATTATGGATCACCATCAATAAACACTTTAATGATGAATTTATTATTGATGGTGATCCTGAAGGTATTGCTGATAGCAGGATGAAGTATCCATATGCTAATGTATATGTAAATGCGCAGATGTCAGAAACTATTAAAAGATCTCATGGTATTCACAGAGATACAATAGAACTAGATAAAGAAGATTATTTTACAATTTTGTATATTGCTAATCTTCAATGGTATCCTACTTGGATGGCAGAAAATGTGTTTTATAGTGATGATGAAAACACTGGTGATACACAGCAGTTTCAAAAAGGTTTTGGGCAATCAAGAGGATTTAATGTAGGTTACCCATATGCTTATGTGGCACCAAAAGAAGGAAGAATAATTCTTTATGATGGACGAGCATTACACACAACTAAGCCAGCAGCCCCATGGGCTGAACAAATGAGATATGCTGTAGTTTTTAGAGTCAGGAGAAAATAATGCCAAAAGAAATCCCACAAATGGCAGATGGAAGTATTACTGTACTTAAACATGATGGTGTTGATAGAGTACATAAATTATGGTATACGCCGATTGCTATATGTAAACCATTCAGTGATGATTTTATGAAACAATTAAAACAGGATATTGTTTCAGTATCAGCAAGAGCAATGACCAACAGCATTGATGTTTGGCAATTAACAGATCTACCAGATACACTGCAAAAAGTAAAAGCAAAACAATTAGAAATTGCTGAGCAGATTTTTAAAGAAGATTCTGAAATGCCTCTGCCACCACTGCGTATAGCTAAAGGTTATTTTCGAGCAATTGAACCAAATATGCCATATAGGATTACACCACACCACCATGGTTCAACTCTCGGTGCTGGTATTTTTTATATAAATGTAAACAATAACAACGCTGGCAATCTAGTTGTTTTAGATCCTCGTGGTGGTGTAAATTATAATAATCAATTCAGTCCATTTAAACGAATTCGAATTGAAGAAGGTTTAATGATAGTTTGCCCTGGATATCTAATGCATTTTGTTGAGCCTACTGATTATCATAAGCCAATATATGACATGGAACGATTAATGATCGTATCTAATATTCATAGAATCTACGAAGATTTCTTGAAAGAATTGGAAAAAAATGAAAGTTATATTAACTCAATGGGATCGTTTGAATTATAATGTTAGAAATAAAAGAAAACTTTCTTACATATAACGAGTGTAGTGTATTATCTGCTGTAGATGTTATATCACATGGCAAACGAATTTGGGATGTTGAGGAACAAAATAGTGAAGTAAAAGTCAAAAGATCAAACATTAAACCATTCGTAAATGAGATGATTGATAAACATAATATACCTTATTCATGCGCTGTTGAATTATTAAAATATCTACCTGGATCTATGTCTAGTCCACATCAAGATATAGAAGGGTCGCATTATGATTCTTCTGGTGTTCATAGAATAACTAGCTGGAGCAAAACAGGTATAGTTTTATTAAATGATGATTTTGAGGGAGGAGATCTATATTTTCCAAATCTAGGAATATCATTTGGTAAAGAAGTAAAAAGTAGTTTGATAACATTTCCAGCTGGTGATTATAATTTGTACGTCCATGGTGTCACTCCTGTTACTTCTGGTATTAGGTACACATTAATTTTTAGATATGAAAAGGAATAATATGACTGAAGAAATTAAACAACCCTCCGAGTTTGCGAATAAGTACCATGCGGATAAGTTACTTAAGAGAGCAAAAAAGAAAGCAAAAAAATCTCTACAAGCAAAAGGTTTATCTAAATCAGAAGCATCTAAACTTGTTAAGGGAGCAGTAAATAATATTGCAAATAAACCAATGAAACGATCAGCAGGTAGAGGTCGTTAAAATGACTGATGTTGGTAAAGGTAGCAAACCGAGACCATATTCGGTTAATAAACAATTATTCGATAGTAATTGGAATGCAATTTTCAAGCAACCAGATACGAGTAAGATTGGCGACAAAATAGTTAAGCAAGTACAAGATAGTTTAACAGGTGATAAAAATGAAACTGCAACTGATTAAGTATCGTGATGTTGGAATGGCTTCACATACTTATTTTTGGAAGGACGAGAATAATCATGTTGCAAGTCCTTACTTTAATAGCGAAGACGAAGCCATGGATTGGGCAAAAGAGAAACCAGAGCCGAGAATCCTAGAGGATGCAATCGCCGAGGACGAAGCATTTGCAAACATAGCCAGAAAAGACTCCATTTAATCGTCGTTTTACTATATAACCCTCTGTTTAGAGGGTTTTTCACACTTTCCACATGCGTAAGTTATTGATTTAGAAGGGGAAAATAAGTCAAATTTCGCTTTACTTTCATTGGAAATTGGCGTATACTTACTGTATGAAAATTGAAAACGAACTGAAATCAGTAAAACCCTCAAGATCTGAGGGGATTGCAAAAATCGCTTTACTTTAATCTCGGTTCGTAGTAAACTATATGTATAAATTGAAAATGAAAGAAAAAATGAAAACTATGATCTCCTTTGACTCTGCTTCTGGAAAATTCCTCGGTACTGTGGACGGTAAAATTGTGGTTCGTTCTAAGTACGAATCTGCTGTTGTTTCACGTTTGGCTGAAATGTCTGGCACTATCGCTGAAGCCCAGAAAGCATTCGAAGAGAAATCTGAGAAGTTTGATATTAACACTCGCTTTGGTTTCGTTGAGAAGTTGGTTACTATGGTTGCGTCTGGTGTTCAGCCCTCCGCTGTTGTTACTGGTGAAGGTGGACTCGGTAAAACTTATACTGTGACCAAGACTCTCGAAGCCCATGGCTATAAAGATATTTCTGATCTAGCTGACTTTGAAGTTGGTTCTATCATTAATACTCGTAAATGTTTTACATTCGTTAAGGGTTACTCGACTGCGAAAGGTCTCTATCGTACCCTGTTCGAAAACAATAAATCAATCATCGTGTTTGATGACTGTGACGCTGTATTGAAAGATCCAGTTGCGTTGAATATTCTTAAGGGAGCATTGGATTCATACGGTAAGCGTATTATCTCTTGGAATGCAGATATGCGTGATGATGATTTACCTAAGTCATTCAACTTTGAAGGTCGTGTAATCTTTATCTCTAACATGAGTCAGGATAAAATCGACCAAGCGATCCGTAGTCGCTCGATGATGATTGACTTATCCATGACTACGACTCAGAAAATTGATCGTATGGAGTTTATCTCTAAGTTGGACGAATTCCTTCCTGAGTATGATGCTTCTGTTAAAGCTGATGCTCTTGCTCTAATTCGTGCTATTAAAGATGACTGCAAAGAAATCTCGTTGCGTACTCTTATCGCTGTTGCTAAGGTTCGTGCTTCCAATAAAGATTGGAAAGATCTTGCAACTTATATGTTGACCGCATAATGATTAAGTCTGAATGGAGGAATATCCTTGGGCAGACTTTAATTAACCCTAAACAGCAGCAGTCTACTTTTGCTGGTTTTTGACTATAAAATAAAACCAGCATTAATTTGAAAGGAAATATTATGAAGATGAATTATATTGAAAAGCAAGAAGAAATCAAAATGTTTGATCGTAGACATGGTTCATACTTTGATCGTGGCTCAGCTGACAGCTACTATGGTCGTCCACGTGATCCACATCGTGGTGGTGTTGGTGGTGAGTCTGGTCCAAGAATCGAAGCTATCAACCCTGCAACTATCCATGCCTACAATGCTGGATATGATTACAATGAAGAATATGGTGATAAGAAGGAATATTGATATGACAGATTTTGTTTATGTGTTAGTCGGTACAAACGACGATGGCACTGAAGTGCTTGGTGTTTATACTACGTATGAAGCAGCCGAGAAAGAAAAGTTCGCCATCATACGTGACTACTACGATATCCCTGAGGATGAGGTAGATGACTGCGACCTTGACGAAGAGATTGAATCAATGGGTCATGAGATGAATATTTACACAAGGAAATTGCTATGAATTTAAAGATGTATCAATCCGTAGGTTTACCCCTATACAAAGGTATCCCGATCGACAGACTGAAGGAAGTCCAAGCGCATTTCCGTAAGAACATTACAGGAATTCGATATATATTTCGTGGTCCTCGTTATGATAGCATGCGTTGCTCCACTCGTAAACGTGACGCACATTCCTTTGATATCTACACAAGATGAATACAATCTTTGCTCTTATAATCCTGACCTCAAATGGTCCAATGCAAGCCCATCAGTTCGCCTCAATGGCTGAGTGTCAGAAAGTTCTTTCAACCCTAAGATCTGAGGCATTTTGTGCGGAACAGAAGCCAGTTGATATAAATTCTTCTATAAACCTAATGTTTGATGTTATGTCTAAAATGAAATCAAGGATGGAAGCACTATGAAAACTCTAAAAGAACAAGAAACCGAAGCATTCCTGGCAATGGCTGAAGCAATGAAAACACTGGAACAACAATTAGCAGCAGCAAACGAACGCATCCGTCAACTGGAAGCACAAGTCTATGGAGGGACTACCAAATGAAAGTTAGAAAATTAATTCTAAAGCTGTACAGAGCAATCATCAGAAAAGATCTTAAGAAAGAAGCCAAGATTAACAAAAAATTACTCAAGAAATCCATCAAGGGTAAAAACACACACCCAATCGTATGACCACATTCACCACCGAAGATCGTCTCTCAGCCGAGTACGAATCCCATCCGACAAAGACCATTAATGATGCCACTGGTAATACCTACGCATCCGTAATCGATCTAGGAACTACCGTGAGGATTCAACTCCATCCTAATCTAGTGGATCGCACTAAGTTTATTAATATTGACAAGCGAGCAGTTGCGGAGTTAATCTCTATTCTAACCGACTATACATTTCCAAAGTATCAAGACTAATGATATTAGAGCAATCCAAAGATCCCGTATCCGCCAAGTATAATCAGTCTACTTCTTCCTGGGAGATCCAAGAAAAGACCAGATATCGCTGGTTATCCTCCAAGAATAAACCCGAATCTCCTCATTTCTATGACATAACTGATGCTCTTAATTGGATAATCGCATATGACAATCGATAACCTACTCTGGCTCATAGCCACTATTATAACTACACCAATCTCCGCACTAGCATGCTGCTGGTTCGGAATATTATTACAAAATGACTCTAAGACCGACTAAGCCAAAGATACCAGAAGGTGATATACATCCTAGAGAATGGATCCCACTGGTACTGGTTGCTCTAATAATCCTATACCTATTCATAACATCATGAATGAATTATACAATGAAACAATCGTAAGAAACGGTAAAACGTATAGGTATGATCTCGATTATGACTGTTACTATAGAGTGCATACACCAGAAGAACTAAGCCACTGGGGAGCATTCGGTTGGATCTATTGCGTATTGGCTCTGGCAGTGATGTGCTATGTGGTTGAAACAGTAAAATGAGTAAGAAGAAACGTGCCACTGGTCTTAATCCGCATAACGAAGTATCTACCGATATAAACCGAGTTGCTTATAGTAAGACAATGAATACGATTCGCCTTAATGATGAATGGCGTAGGTTATGCATAGAAGATCCAACTATACCATTTAGAATAAGTTTCCCTGAGTGGCGTAAGAAACAAATGCGTAATCGGTATCATCGCGGATCGGCTAAATAGACTTCTATCTTGTTACCCTTGTCCGCCCACAATCGCCATGCCAACTAAACGCATTCGTACTTATCCCGAGAAGCAATGTCCCACCTGCCACACCACATTCGCCAAGCAAGGTAAGTATTGTTCCAGAGCATGTGGCAACTCTCGTGTCTTCACACCTACCTATAAAGCGAAGATCAGTCGTGGTGTCCGTCAGAAAATGATTGATGATCCTGAGCATAAACAAAAGATCGTGGCAGCAATTCAACCCGATATTCCTATACCACCTATGACGGAATCACCACTGGGTTTAGACCAGTTCTTAGCCGATGGTGACCTTTGGACCGAAGTGTAGTTGCAAGAGTTCAATCAAGTTTATTTGACGAATTCCCCAATACCCCGTATAATAACCATGTCGGGTTTGATAAAGTGATGTAGTAACAGCTGTTTTATATCGTTGTTTTATCCCTACGAAACAATCAAATATCCCTTTACTTTAATACCGAATTAGCGTATACTTACTGTATGAACATTGAAAAAGAACATATAATGATTACTCGTGAATTCCTCTCTACTTTGACCTTCCGTGTTATGACCGATTCCGATAAGACAGGTTTCGCTGGGGTCATGTCTCCAATTCCCCTTATTGCTGAAACCGAAGATTT